CGAGATTGTATCTATCTTTGAGGACCATAATTTTTTAAGGGTTAATATGGGGGAGGGGGTCTAGGCTCCCTCTTTTTTGTGACAGTGGGACGATGTGACGGTTCTCTTATATAGGGTCCTTAAAAAATAGAGCACTAAAAAAGTTTGCGTTTTGGAAAATTTATCGTCTTATCGTCACGCTTTAGCTGAAAACCAATACCACATTAGTTTATAGCCGTGACGATAAAATAAAAACATCGTCACAAATTGTCTTTTATCGTCTTTTATTTATATTTGCAACCTATGTTCAACCCTAAAATATCAGTCTTCAGGAGCTTGTTTAACTCCAAAGAGACACCTTTCACACTTGAGGCAATAGAAGTGTACAACAGAATAAAGCAAGGAAACCCCGAGCTGATTAGTAAGATTAAGAAACTCCGAGCAGGTGACACTGACAGCAAGATGCAACTCAAGGCCATCATGTTCAATGGTATATTCTCTGAACGCAAAGATGATGGGCTGATAAAGCACTCAGGTCTTTGTGTCCTGGACTTTGACAAGTACCCTGATGCTAAGACCATGGCAGCAGAACGCAAGAGGTTAATGGATTGCCCGTATGTGTACATCATGTTCACTTCTCCATCAGGTAATGGACTTAAGGTAGTTATCCGTACACCTGAGTCTGACAAGTTTGAACACAAGAGGAGGTTTGAAGCATACAAAGAGTACATTCAAAGTGATTATTTTGATGTAGCCAACAGCAATGTGTCAAGGGTATGCTTTGAGTCATACGATCCGGATGCATACCTCAATGAGTTTTGCGAGGTGTTCCCAGGTATCACCGATGATAAAGGCTACCACAAGTCTGAGAAGATTGCAGTACTCCCCATTGCTAATGAGGACCGTATCATTGAGTTAATTTTGAAGTTTAACCATGGTAAGTTTGAAGAGGGCAGAAACAATTGGACCTTTAAGGTGGCCTGTACCATGTGTGAGTATGGGGTGGATAAGTATGCTGCTAAAAACTACCTGCTCCAATATGCACAGGAGGACTTTACAGCTAATGAAATCAATTACACCGTAGAGAATGCATACAAGAGTAGCAATTTTAACACTAAATACTTTGAAGATACCTACACCGTTAACAAGGTAAAGGTCAAACTTAAGGAGGGGGTCAAGGATGAAGACATCCAAAAGCAGTTAGGTGTTAGTGGTAGTATCATTGAGTCAGTAAAAGAGGAGGTTCAGAATAGTGATGATGTGTTTTGGCAAGCAGATGGTAAGAAAATTACTATCGTGCCGCATGACTATGCTATCTTTCTGCACAAGCATGGCTTTGCTAAGTACTATCCTGAACGGAGTAACAAGCCTACCTATGTGTACATTGAAGAGAACAAGGTATCTGAGAGCTCAGTGGAGCTGATAAAGGACTTTGTACTCAAGTACTGCCTTGCTAAGGGTGAGCTTGACGTGTACAATCACTGTGCTAAGAGTGCTCAGCTCTTCACTGAGTCACACCTGAACATGCTTGAGTCCATTGAGATGCGAATACTACAGGACAGCAGGTATGTTAGTTATATTCCATTCAACAATGGGGTGGTCCAGGTAACCAAGGACAAGGTAGAGCTACTGAGCTACATTGATATTGATGGGTACATTTGGAAAGAACAAATCATTAAAAGAAACTTTACACGACTGCCATCTCATGATAACAATTTTCAGGATTTTGTACAGATGTTGACAGCCATCGGGAATATCCGCAAGATTATAAAGATAGATGGCAAGGCATACAACCCATCTAAGAATGACTTTGTGTATCAGAGGGTCAACATGGACACTCAGGTGCTAGCATTTGATGATGTTAAAAAGCACTTTGACTTTGAGCAGTTGTTCTCACTAATCACTGAGGGGATACCGGTTAACAGAAAGAATAAGGATGAGATATACATCCCATTTGAGCGGAGCCCTAAGATTGTTATCACTACCAACTATGTGATTAGTGGAGCAGGAACATCCCATGACCGCAGGAGGCATGAGATAGAGTTCTTTCAGTACTTCAATAGTCAACGCAATCCCCAGGATGAATACGGCAAGCTACTATTTGATGAATGGTCAAAGGATGAATGGGCTCATTTTGATAACTACATGCTGAGTAACCTGCAAATGTACCTGCAGAATGGATTGGTTAGGAGTATCTCCATCAATGCGGATGCAAAGAGGTTCATCCAAAACACATGCAAGGAGTTCTATGACTTTGTGATGGATGGGAATATAGCAATAGATGTAAGACACTACAACAAGTCCTGTACTGAGTCATTCCAATCAGATACCAATGGCTTCAAGGACCTAGACAGCAGGAAGTTTATAAAATGGGTGCAAGTGTATGCACTTTACAAGGGATACAAGTACACCAAAAACAAGGACCACCATGGCAGATACTTTGAATTAACGAAAGATGAGTGAGTTAAAAATACAGTATGCTTACAAAGATGGTAAGCTATACAACGTGAATGATCCTGAAATTAAAACAGGAGATAAATGCTATTGGGTAGATGGTGGTAAAGAATATGAAGTATACCCTGCCAAAGGTGAAAAACAACGGGCTCACTTTCGATGTATGCCAGGTGTAGTCATTGATGCCAATAGGTCCTTTCATAAAGATTGCCAATACTATCTGCAAGAAACTAAATGTTTTGAGTTAGATAGTGAAATTATTGAAGCATCTGAGGTATTACTTGAGCATGAAGCTGCCTATAGAATAAAGCAAGAGATACCTAACTACTCCATGATACCTGATTGTTTGTTTTTGGATGATGAGGGTAACATCTTGTGTATTATTGAGGTATGGTACACACATAAAAAAAGCCAAGAGGATATAGCAAAAATTCAACAATATAAAATTTTAACATTTGAAGCAAAGTATGAAACCGATTTTCAAAAACCAACAAACATTGCAGGACTATATCTTGGAACACAATCCAGAATTAAAAGAGCTACGGAGCATATACAAGCTCAACACGATGCTATTGAAAGAATTAGAACATCAAATATATGAATGAAAAAAATAACCTATAAGATGAAAAAAGAATATAAATTGTTAATGCATGAGTTAAAATTACAACGCTATGCAGAGACCCATCCCAATTACCCACCTGACTATATCCCCAAAACTATGTACAAAGACTCAACGGCCAACGGCCTAACCAAAGCAATCTGTGATTATATTAACTACCATGGCTACCAAGCGGAACGCATCAACACCATGGGAACAGCAAGAGAAAAAAAGACTACAGCCGGTAAGGTGATAGGAGTAACATGGACCAAAGGAACCAGCACTGCAGGTAGTGCTGATATATCTGCTACCATTAAGGGCCGTTCAGTTAAGATAGAGGTCAAGATTGGTAAGGATAGGCAGTCTGATGCACAGAAGAGATACCAGGAGAACATTGAGAGAGCAGGAGGTACCTATATAATAGCTAAGGATTTTGATAGTTTTGTTGAGTGGTATAATCAATTCATACAGTCATGCAACTAGATACTGACATACTAGATAGAATGATGGATGAATTATCATTCACCCCTGAACAGCTCAAAGAATTAGGAATGAAGTTTTGGATAAGTAGAGATTATGAGTTTATCCTGGATGATTATGAGGGTTTTGATGTAATTAAAACAAATCTACTCACAGGTGATACAATATATTTTTGCACTGAGTGTAAATTTTTATTACAATTTTTATGAGTGAATTAATTTATTTGTATATTTGTTAAAATTAAACCCTTAAAAAATGGCAACAGTTAGAAAGACCCCTCAAGCTGACGAGGCTAAAACAGCACTAAACATCTATCAAAAACTGCATTTAGCTAAGCAGTCAATGGGTAAGGTCATTAAGAATGCAACCAATCCCCATCTAAAGCGAAACTATGCAGATATTAACAGCATCATTGATACGGTGGAGCCTATTCTACTTGATCATGGCCTGCTATTGATTCAGCCTGTAAAGGATGATAAGTGATGTTGAGAATGGTGATAGATTTGATTCATTCATGACTTTACCTCCCATCACTGATGCACAGAAGCTAGGTGGTGCCATTACTTACTTCCGTAGATATACGCTAGTATCTTTACTATCCCTGCAGGCTGTAGATGATGATGGTCATGAGGCTAGCAGAGCACCCAAGGCAAAGCCTACATTAGATGCTGAGAAGTTCGCTAAGGCACTCAAAGCTATTCAAGAGGGTAGATACTCCATTGAAGAGTTAAAAGCTACTTACAACCTAACTAAAGAGCAGGAGGGGCAGTTATGAAATTCAGAGCATCACAATTAGGTAAGCTAATGAGCTCACCTAGAAGTAAAGTAGATAGATTTTCTAAGACAGCAGAAAGTTATATAATTACAATAGCTAAACAGGACTTCTATGGATATAACACTGACCAATCAACTAACAAGTATTGCCTTAAAGGCATACACCAGGAACAGGACTCAATTGACCTGCTCAATGCTGTGAGGTTTGAGAACTACAAAAAGTATGAGCACAGGGCAGAGAATGAATTGCTAACCGGTAGCTGTGACATCATTACGGAGGACCTTATCATTGACATCAAAAGTTCTTGGTCCTTAGAGACGTTCCCTGCTACTAACTATGAGCTAAAGGATCTATCTGAGTA